CCGCATCGCCTGATAGCTTAGAACCATCTTCCATATTCTTACTGCTTCTACTGCCGCTTGATTGCGTAGTAGGAGCAACGGTATCTAAAAAGGTATAGAATGTTTCGTCGTCGTTGTATTGTGTCCAAGACACTTTCAATGTGCCGTCCTCTTGGTAATCATATTTACCCTCTTCAATAAGTCCTGTAAGTATGTATCCTGCATCGGCAGGAGTTGCTGCTGTTGCTGTTCCGGTCAATGTTTTATAGATTGACCAACTTGTACCATTGTAAATTGCTCTGAAAAACGCAACCTTATTCATTGCTGGTGAACTTGCGCCCATAATAACCTCCATCAATTTTTTTGTTTAACATTTTATTCTTTAATTTTTATAAATTCTATAAAATTCATATAAGTATCCGCACTATAAATTATCCATTGTGTATATTCATTATATTCTTGTTTCTGTTGCCCTAATATTAAGTGATACTTCAAATGTTAATGCTTCCTGACCCACACCCCGTGTTATTGTAGGTTTTAACGAATAATTTGTGCTGTCTGCACTCAATGAAAAACCAATTAAATCTAATTCAGGGCATTCCGGGCCGTCGTTGAAAACTATTGTATTGTAACGTTCCGTGTAAGTAATTGTTATATTTTGCTTACGCCTAATGACACCTGCAAATTGCCAACTTTTCGCACATCCAATTTTTGCGAGGTCTCCCGCTGTTACAATTACATTGCACTCGCCAATAAAATTGTAAACTGAATTATTAAGTATTACCAGCCTTGCACTTCCTCCGTCAATAAATAATTCAATAGGTGTATCGCCACTATTATTGAATGTTGTTTCTTTAAACTTTTGGAATGTTAGTTGTGCCTTGTTTATTGTGTTTTGTGTTGCGGTTGATACAAGTTCACGATTACGCTCCGCTGTTGAATAAGCACCTATTGCTATTGTGTTATATAGCTTGTTGTTAGAAGTAGCGTTATTACCAATTCCTGTGCCGGAATTATTATTATTACTCGCACCATTACCTATTCCTACGCCGAAATTATAATTACTATTCGCAGAAGCACCAACTCCTGTACCGTAATTAGAATTACTACTCGCAGAATTACCAACTCCTACGCCGTAACTAGAATTACTATTCGCAGAATTACCTATTCCTACGCCGTAAGTAGAATTATTACTCGCAGAATTACCAACTCCTATGCCGTAATTATGATTTGAATATGTACCAAATCCAATTGCAACATTTTTATTGAAAACAGGTATCCAATTTGCAGTATCCCATCTTAATTCAATCATTGATTGTGATGTTAAATGGTATATTTCCGTCGTGCCTTGTTTGATTATTAAATAATAATTGCTGTCATAAGTATTGTGATTCCATATTGCAAATTTTTGTCCACTTGCTAAATTTGTAGTAGGTAAATTGATATTGGTGTTGTGATTGATTGTGTATATTTGTATTGGAGCATCAGTTGCTGTTAGTGTTTTATCTCCTGCCAACGTTTCAATATGCACGGCTTCGCTGGCCTTTAAATCTACGCTTGTTGTGTTGTTCGTAATCATTACGGAATTATCTAAACTTGTCAATTTTTCAATTAAATAGCCGCTGGTTGTATCGCTTGAACTCGCTTTTACTTTATCAACAACTAAATCATCAATTGTATCTAATGCTGTTTGTATATTTGTGTCTACATTACTTAAATTATGATTAAAGTTAGTAGTATCAATCCCAAAATCAGCACCAGCAAGACTTTTTAATCCTGGTTGTCCGTTTGAAGTGTCTAATATTTGAAATAGTTTTGCCATTTACGCATCAACCCAATCTTTGAACATATCATTTTTTAAAGCCGTGTAACAGGCGTTAAAAATTGCATCTTTTGCATTTCCCGTTGCTGTTATATTAAGGGCATCGTTAATTATTCCAATTCCATTATATTGTCCGTGTTTATAAGTTTCGTATTCGGACAGCCCCGCATCAAAGCGTTGTCTTTGTTCTACGTTGGCAAATACTAAATAGCTAATATGGTGATTTCCTGCTTGAAAATCAAATTGGAAACTTATTATTTTTAAGTATTCACCGGTTGTATTATTTTTTAAAGCCATTTTTTTAAATCCTTGTTTCTGTTGCAAAAACATTTAAACTATATCTAACTGAATTAGCCGAGTCGTGTTTCACCTCGATTTTTAAATCTTCGTTTGTATCGTCAGCGGTTACTTGCACGTCCCAATTCGTAGTGGCTGTATCAGCGGCGATGATTGTTTTAATTACCGAACCTACAATACTTGTTACATTTGAACCATTTCTTTTAATCGTGCCTTCTACTTTCCAAGTTTTAACATCAAAAGTAGTTTTATCAATCGCATTAATCTGTATCATAAATTGATAAACAGAACTGGCAATAATTGTTAATCTTGCACTTGCTCCATCTATAAATAATTCTTGCCACGCCCCGCTGTTACTTGTCAAGTCTTTTTCTACAAACTTTTGGAATGTTAGTTGTGCCTTGTTTGTTTGGCTTAGTGTTGCGGTTGATACAAGTTCTCTATTACGCTCCGCTTTGGAATAGGAACCTAATGCTATTGTGTTATATTTCTTGCTGTTAGAAGTAGCAGAAGAACCTACTCCCGTGCCGTAATAATAATTACTACTCGCATTAAAACCAACTCCTGTGCCGGAATCGTGGTTATTATTCGCATTATTACCAATTCCTGTGCCGTTATTATAATTAATCTGCGCATTATTACCAATTCCTGTGCCGTTATTATAATTACTATCTGTACCAAATCCAATTGCAACATTTTGATTAAAGACAGGTATCCAATTTGCACCATCCCATCGTAATGCAATTGTGGATTGTGAGGTTAATTTGTATATTGTCGTCGAACCTTGTTTGATTGTTATGTAATAAGTGCTATCATAAGCGTTATCATTCCAAATTTCAAATTTTTGACCACTTACTAAATTCGTTGTAGGTAAATAGATTATTCTGTTGTCATTTATTGTGTATATTTGTATTGGAGCATCGGTCGCTGTTAGTGTTTTGTCTGCTGTCAATGCTTGAATATTGACGGCTTCACCACCGCCTATATCTGTTTCTTGTAGTCCGTTTGTTCCCAATGTTATTACTTTTGCCATCTTTTACCTTCTTTAAGCACGTATAACAGGCTCGCCCGGTTCAAAAGTTAATTCCGTTGCACTTAATGCCTTTCCTACACTTTGTGCAATATATGCTGTTGTTGTTGGAATTGTAGTTGTTATTCCACCTGCTGTTGTGCTTAAATAATAGATTGCTCCGGGCGTTAAACCACTTAACCCTGTAATTGTGCCATCAAAGTAAATCGTTGCGTTTTGCCCGCTTGTTACAGCTGATATTACGAACCCGTCGGCTTGTTTTGCAATTCCACCTGTTGCGTCTGCTTTCCTTGCTGTTATAACTCCGGAATTGTTATATAAATTAACTAAATCCCCTGCATTTAAATTTTCACTTGCAACGGCAACTCTTGTATCTGCTCCAATGCCGACAGGCATTACACTTATATCTAATAATCCATCACCACCTAATGCCACTATTTTGCCTGCATCAGTAACCCCTGTGCTTGTTGTTGTTGCGGCTTTTTCTGTCAGTCCAGACGAACCTAAATAAACAAATTTATCAGCCATTTTTTACCCTTTAATTTAGTTCCTAATAATATATTCACCAATTTCAATAAATAAAACTTTTTCTTGAACGTATTTTCCTATTTTAACAATAATTCCATTGCTTGCAATTGCAGTTTGTAACATACCAGCAGTGAATAAATAATAATCACCTGCATTTGTTGCAAAATCATAAACAATTTCACCAAAAATAACTACTTCAACATAATCATCAATATTGCCCGCTTGTCTTGTTACTCCAACTATCTTATTTACAATATTTACATTTAAATAATCCGCAATATAAATTTTATCATTTTCTAAATAAACAACTTTATGCCCTCCAATTGCTTCTCCGCATTGATACACTTTAACAATCGTGTTGACTTGGCTTGAAGTCAAACTAATTACGTCACCAATTTTAACACTTACTTTATCATTCGTGCTTACATTTAATTTTTCTTCTGTTATAGTAACCTGCATTTTGCCCTCTAATTAGTAATTGTGTTGTTTACTTTATAACTCCCTTCAATTACTTGTAAATCAAACCCATTGTCCATCTTAATATCATAGGAATAAACTCCCGGCACCATTTGTGATAAAATTGATTTTACTAACGAAACTTGTATTTGTGTATCTGTTAGTTTTGTAATTGTGAAATTAACTTTATTTCCTTTATAATCAATTGAACCTGCAAATTCATAATTGCTTATATCAATATCAAATTCAAACACTTGAATATAATCTCTATTGTAATAAGCTTCAATATTATATTTCCCTGCTTTCATTTATACCACCCGTCCATTTACAATTTTCTTGTTTTGAACTTCAAAATTTCCGTTGCTTTCAGTTTCAACAATTGCAAACCCGTGATTCCAACTATTGAACTTTGAAAAGCGAGGTGATAAACCGCATAAACACCCTACCGACCACGCACCAATTACCTTGTCGTCAATCGTTCTTTGTGTAAAATCCTGTGTTACGTGGTGGTGTCCAAATAGAACGTTTCCCATTGCACGTATTATTTTTGTTCTTGCAACGTTTATGATGCCACCTGCCGGTATTTCATTTCCGTGTATTACACTTAATTTTCCTATCTTAATTCTGTTCCGATTTTCAACAAAAATTATGTTTCTTTGTTCCAATCTTAATAAGCTCTGTAATTTAACCCCTTCAATATCACCAAGTTCCGGCGCCTTCAAAGAAATATAATCATATAATCTTTCCTCGTGATTGCCTTCTTTGTAAACAATCTTTGTGAATTTGCCTTGTAAATAATCCAAAAATTGATTAATTATTTCAATTTCTTTTGCTAAATTTCTTAAATTTGGGTCTCTAACAAACCTACTATTTGCGTAATAATCGCCGATGTCGCCATTCAATAAAACAACGTCTGGATCATATTTGATTAAATAATCAATTGCTGTTTTAAGTGCGAATTTATCGTGAAAAGGAATATGTAAATCATTGATTATAGCTACTTTCCCTTCAAATTCAAATTTTTCTGGATCATGATACCAGCTTTCTGGTATCTCTAATTCAGTTTGAACGTCCTCAAAAAAATCATTTTCAAGACCACCATCACGCATAAAAGAAACTACCTTACGTAACACATCCACTTCGTCGTTTTGGAATTCTGGTTCTTGGTTAATAATGAATTTGGCCAAGGGACGATGTCCCAGGTCTGGATATTGATTAATGTATTCTTGTAATATTTGTGTTTTGCTTTTCATTTAGCTATTAACACGCCTCCGATTATTCCTAAAATAAAGCCACCACCACCAAACCACCACGGAGTTGTATAATCTTTTTGTGCGGGAATTTCAATATAAGTTTTAATAGTGTCTTTTTGAAAAATTTCTTTAATCCGTGTCTGTAACTTAATTTTGAACGTGTCCTGCGGAAACATATAAACAACTTGCAGTCGTGAACTATCAATAAGTGTTGTATCAATAGATTTTTCAAACGCTTGTGTAATTATTACTGTATCAATTTTTTCTTTGTAAACAGTTTTTACTACTGGGTAACCTACTCGGAACGTATCAATTTTATTGCTATAAATTGTATCCCTTACCGTAATTGTTACTACTGGGTTATTCATTGCTTCGTGAAACTTGAAATTATGCTCTCCAAAAAGAAAAGCCAGTATAATAATTACAACTGATGCTAATAATATAACTATTGTTAATACTTTATTCGTCGTCGTCATTTTCAACCTTAATTATGTTGTCAATTAATTCGCTGTTGGGACTATAAGCCGCACAGAAAAAGTCTTGCCTTGTTGTTACATAGTGCTTTTTGTCGTTGCTTGTTATTACTTGGAATTCGTCGGATTTACACACTCCACGGTGAATGCCAATATAATACCAGTGTATGCACGTATGACAAGTCGGTATTATGTCTGTTTCGTATTTCATTTTACTTTTTTCCTGTTTGGTTCCTTATTGATACCCTCTATAACGTTCTGGTTATCTTTCCACACTGCATACAACCCCCCAGCAATTCCTATAACTTGTTTTTCTGTAAGTTCTAATCCAATAGTAAAATCAATAACGTGTAAAATTTCGTGTAATAAAGTATCTGCGTATAAATCGTCTGCTAATCCTGTTGCAATGTAAATCTTTTGCTTGGTGAATTCACAAATGCCCACTTTATCATTCATTATTGTTGCGTCTGCTTCTATTATTTCGTATTCTTTACCTAATATTTTCACTTTATACCTTTTTGTCCGGGTGTACTAAATTGTGAATGTTTTTTATTTTATTTATCAACTCGACGTGTTGTTCTTGCTTTGTTTCTATGTGATTTATTTTGTTCCAAATATCGTCAATTGCTTGTCCACAATTGATGTTTTTTTCCTTCTGAATAGCAGCAAATTCAAGTATCGCATTCATTACTACTTTTAATTCTGCTAATTCTTTTTTAACACCTTCAAAAACGTTTTTCAATAAATACGCCATTATGGTAAAAATACCAATTGCAAGTCCATTAAACGCCCAAAATAATATATTTGTTGATTCCATTTTCTATGATTTAAGTTGTGATTGAAATCCGACGATGCCTCTGATTAAATGCTTACCAATTGGATGGTTAGTCAATCTTACCTTTTTTTCAACACAACCGCCCGTTCTAAAAGAATTGCTTGAAGTGTTGCCTTCAATCGTTATTACGCTTGCTTGATTGCGTGTCTGTATTATTAATCCTACGTGTCCTGTCCACTTCCCCTCGGTTCGCCACACGATTAAGTCTCCGGGCTGAGGAATGAATGTAGTTCTATTCCCTTTTCTTATTGCATAATCATAACTTGAATTTGCCAAACCACTTTTTGGCATTGGGTTTATGATTTGTAATTCTCTACAAACTGAATCCATTAGCCAATATTGAAAAGCGTTACACCAAGAGGCATTCGTATAAATATTGACGCTTCGTAAATATTCTTGGATGATAGAAAAATTCGTTTCCTCTCTTATTCCTAATTGCGTTGATGCTAATTCTATTCTTGGCAAATTCGTATCATAAAGGGTTGGTAATTCATACCGCTGTTGTGAATACACAACATTAGCAAGAATAATTACCAAGAGGGCAATATGTTTTACGTGCTTAAACATTCAAAGTCAAAATGTAAAATGCCAATCCAACTAAAATATGCACACCTAATAGTATCCCAGCAATAATAATCGCTGTTGCTATCTGCTCCGATGCAGAGGATGCACCATCATCCCCGGACATTATTTTTTTTGTTAGATTAATCTTGGTAAATGAAAACACTGCAAGATTAGACCAACCTAACGCAACGCCAAGTAAGATTATAATAATAATCACTTTATTATATATTTCCAAAAAAGGACTTAATACTGCCAATCCTAATAGAATTGCAGTTATCCACACTGCGTGCCTTGTGATAAAGCTAATTATATCACTGAATGTCTTTTTCATTTTTTTTCCTTTATATTATTTTTTTTAATATCCTTGAAAAGTCAAAAATGGTAAACTGATTGATAAACGATAAAACCATTTACCATCAAAATAATCGTATTGTTGCTCGCTTGTAACATAGAACCTTGTCCCGTTTAATTCAAAGTCTTTGGTTAATATGTCCCGTGTCTTTTCTAACAAATCATAACCTTCTGCTCCAATCAGACTTCTACTAATAATGTGAACTTCATAATTAATCATTGCGGCTTGTTTTACATATTGCGTGCTTTGGAATTTCACTAATATTGATGCCAGCGGGTGCGTAAATTGAAAGTCCTCCGGTCTGCTCGGATAACTTACAACTTCATAACCTGGCAAATATTCCTTTAATCTTTCTACTATCTTACTTTCTATTTCACTATAAGTCATTGGTATATACCGATTTATCGGTTATGTAAATAAATGATTGGCTCATATTGTCTTCGTTCAATATAATCTTTCCTGTGTTAATATCCTCTAATAGTTTCATTGCTTGCATATAGCTGTCTTTCACACCTTCATTCACCGCATTGCGCCGCTTGTATAATTCGTATTTTGCCAAGTCAAAACATATTGCTTTAAGAATATAATGCGAGTTTTTAAGAGGGAGTAAATATCTCCCCCTTAAATAATTATCAATTAACTCGGATTGATTAGCAATAATAAGATTAACTAAATCTGTATTAATAGTTTCCCCGTTCACATCGTCGGTTAACTGAGCAACTGCTCTTTCAGTCATTATATTGATAAAATAATCACTTGTTATATACATCTTAAACTACCGTTGCACTTATTACTAAATCTTTATTGTGAACAATAGGTAATGATTTTTGTTCAATTGTCCAACTCTTCCAATTGCCGTACGGGTCTTCTGTAACTCTTACGTAAATATCATCTTGGAATATGCCATCTGTTTTTATAATTGGTGCGTGGTGCATTCTGAATGAACCGTCCGTTGCTAACAAACAAATCTTATTGGCATTCATAATATCTGTTGAAGTGCCGCCATCATCATAAGTTCCGACATATTCAAAGAAACTAATTCCACGTATTGTTCCTAAGAATATAACCGAGCCTTCTGTAATGCCCTGTGTTAAATCTAATGCACCAGTACGGTAATTATTGGTGTCTAATTGTTTAAGAATAGTATCATTTTTTTTGAAATAACTTGATGCGTTTGAACCTAATAAGCAAATATTAGGAACTGCATTTGAACGCTTCATTATTGTTGATTTGTATGTATCTATTGTATCCAACGGATTAACGCCGTTATCGCTCCATTTATTCCCACTTGTTAATGTGAATGTTTGTTTGTTAGTAACGTAATTCATAGTGATTGTATTATTGCCAGCGGTTAATGCACCATCAACAAGTAATTTCATAGCCATATATTCACGTGTCCGCATTACTGCAAGTTGCTCATATTTCAGTTCGTCAGTTACAAATTGTGCTTGTGCTTGCAGTCTTTGGCTTGCATTCTGTATGTAGCCAGCGTCTTGGAGCCTTTTATAATCGGCTAATTCTTTCGCTGTGAATAATTTAATATTTGCTGTTTTTGGGATTTTAACAGAATAAGTTACGCCAGTTCCCTTGGAGCTTGGTACTGGGCTTTCAGTATCACTTACAAATGATGCTAATTTAGACGTCCTTGTCCAAACCTCCCAATCTATAATATCAGATGCGTGGCTTTCAGTTGCTTGAAAGATATTTTTCAACGCAAACGTTGGCTGTGTGTTAAAACTATTTATACCCGCTGTTAAGCTTCTCCAGTTTGTTATCATATCAATAGACATATCTATATCTCCGATTTAAAATTTAATGTTCCGTATTTATATGCACCATCGCTTAACGCAACGCCTGCTGTTAATTCATTTGTTAAAAATTGTCCGTGAACGTAAATTACAACGTTTGCAACGTCGCCACTTGTTGCGTCCACGTCTTCTCCTAGAACGCCTTCAATTTTCGTAGTGTCGGTGCACTTAATGTATTTAGTGCCTGCAACATCCTTGCTTAATACCGTGCCAACGGGTAAAATGCCTTGTCCGCTTTCAATTGTTCCCTTTATTTCATAAGTATCGGTGTTCTTATAGAAAATACTACTAACGCCGATGTTGCCAGTGTTTGTTATCCCTAAATCGCTCATTATTTTACTCCCTTGATTAAGTCTACAAGTAGTTTAGTTTGTTCGTCAATTTCGTCGGTTGGTGGTGCTTCTTTTGCCACCTCTTTAAATTCAACTTGCTTTGGAAACGTTTTAATTAATTCTGTTAGATTGGTAAGTAATGTTTTTCCTTCTCCAAATTGGTAATTTGGAACTACGATACTCTTAATTAATTCCTTCTGTGCTGGAATTACATAACCTTGTAGTGCTAACTCGTTAAAGAATAGATCAAAAGCCAGTTCCTCATTCTTTCTTTCTAATTCTTTAATTTTTGCACCCATTTCACTAAATTTCGCCTCGCTTAATGCTTGTGTGTTATCTACTGGTACGTTGTTATTTTGTGTTGTTGTGTCCATTTGGTTATCCTCTGGTTTTAATAATAATAAATCTTTCAACATTATTTGGTAATCATCTTCCCCGTATTTTTGCCGGATGTATTCTTTGATTTTCTCTATATCATTAATATCATTTGCGGCAAATTCAAACAAAAGAAATTTGCTATCTGAGAAATACTCGGATAAAGGCTTTAAACCCTTTACTGCTGGCGGCACTGCTCCCAATATTCCGAGATGGCGTAATAACTTATTCGGATACAAAGCGATTGATTGGAATTTATACGCACCATCCTTAATGGACTGGATTAATTGCTCGCTTAATTCTACTAATTTAGCTTTTAAAATGTTGCCATCAACTTTCAACTTGTCCACCCAACCTAATGCCGCATCCTCGCTTGACGGGTGCCCGTAGACAATAGGGGCGAGGTGCTTTTCCTCGGGGTTTTGGTCGTTATAAAGATTTGCAATTTCTTTTAAATCATTTTCTGTCCACGTCTGCGTGTCACCACTGCTATCAGTGTGTTCGCCAGTTTTAAATACGTCAACCCATAGTTCCATAATCGTAACTTATATTTTTTTACAAAATTAAATACTAACAATGAAAGAAATTTACGTAAAATTGCTGTACTAATCAATGTTAATTTTGTATTATGAATGCAAGAAGTAAATTAATTGGACAATTAGATAAATTGTTGTCAATGATTGTAAGAAATAGAGACGCAGTGAATGGAACTAATACTTGTTACACGTGCGGACAAGTTTTTCCAATTAATCAATTGCAATGTGGGCATTTTCATAGTCGCCGTTATTTTGGGACACGATGGAATTTTGATAACGTCCGTGTACAATGTTATGAATGCAATGTTGTAAAACAGGGCAATTTAAAAGTCTTTGAAAATAAATTAAAAAATGAAATTGGCATTGAAAGATTAAATCAACTTGCAAGAAAGGCAAAAAGTTTATCCAAATTCTCCACGCTTGAATTGCATCAATTATTAATTGATTTGACAGAAATTGCAATTAAGGAAAAGATACGATTAAACAACAATTATAATATGTAAGTTCTTAATAAAAGTCTGTAAGTTCTTTAAAATAACCAATGGGTTAAAACGACCCATTGCAATGGTGCAAAACAACCCATTCCAATGGTACGAAACCGACCATTGCAATGGTGCAAAACAACCCATTGTATATATAATATAATAATATAAATAATAATATATATAATAATAGGATTTTGTTTTTTTTGAAATTTATTATTAAGTGTTTTTAAGGGCACAGCGAGGATTTGTAATTGAAACCAATAGAAACTATTAAGAAGGTAATAAAAATTCAATAGTAACGATTTGTGAGCAAAATATGGGTAAAATGAAACAAGAAAGCAAAATGGATAAAGCGACAATCAAAGATTTAAACTTTGATACCAAAAATGCAAATAAGCACACAGAAAAAGGAATGCGACTACTTGAAAAGTCTCTATCTAAATTAGGTGCTGGTCGTTCTATCTTATTAGATAAAGACAATAATATTATTGCTGGTAATGGAGTAATTGAAGTTGCAGGACAAATCGGTTTGGAAAATATTAAAATCATAGAAACAGACGGCAATGAAATAATCGCAGTCAAACGTAAAGACGTTTCTCTTAATTCCAAGAAAGGACGTGAACTGGCGTTAGCCGACAATCAAACGGCAAAAGTAGGAATAGATTTTGACTTTGAAGTCATTGACAATTTGGCAAACGAATTTGACTTGAACTTGAAGGAATGGGAATTTGAACCGTTGGTATTTGACAACAAACTTGAAGCAAGCGAGGACGATTTTGAGGGTTTGGAAAAGATTGTTCTAAATTACACACAACAAGAATACGAAATAGTCAAACAAGAATTATTAAAGCACGGCAAAACTTATGAAGCGGCTGTGTGGAATTTGTTAGGTTTACAATAAGACAATAATAATG